AATATTCCTTTTCAAGATATCGTTATTATAAAAGACTTTAGGGATTTCTCCCTAAAAACTCGGATCGTAATAACGCCGGTAGAACCCTATGTTTACAATACCATATCCTTTTCCATACCCTTGCAATCGGTAAACTCCATCTTTACGGTAGGTAGCGGCTTGGATACGACCGGCAGGATTAGCCTTGTATTCATACTTTGCCGAACCGTCATGTTGACTTCCAGAAATTACCTTATCCTCAGCATCCTGGATAGTGATTCTCTTACCTAATTTACTCTTGGCTATAATGGTACATGGATAGCAATCGGAGCCAGAATTCCAAGTTGCTTCCATTCCAACTTTAACATCCGACGGATTCATAATCATATTCCTCATAATCTGCGTCATAGTAATACTCCTCAGAGAAAACCATGTTATCGTAATCCCGGGCCTCATTATAAGGCGCCGCAATTGGTGCAGGAGCCGGAACAGGCTTAGGAACTACCTTGTACCGCGTATGGTTTGTAATGAAATAACCATTCGGGAACTTCCAAATAACTTTAGAGGTATAGATTTCATCACTCGCACGAAACTTAGGGTGTTCCACAACGGTGGCATGGGCAACTTCAATTCCGTAATAATTCTCAAATGTTACGGAATGAACTATAGCGAGTTGTCTTTGGTCATGTCTCATGTTTTAATATTAACAAGAAAATTATGGAATGTCAATCAGGAATTATACATCCTGAGTAGAAACAATTGCCGTTTTCTTGAAGGATAGTTTCGGGTAAGTGTTCAAAAACGGACCAATAGGAAGAATATGTATTGGTGTAGGAAAATGAATCTCATGGATTTGATAGGTTATCTCATCATTCCTATTCCAAGTTGCTTCCCCAATTCCTGTGAAGGAAGAAACTTTTTCGATATCAGGTCCAACCTTGATCGCTAACGTTCTGTTAAGTGTTACAAGTTCCTTTCGGGACATATGGTAACTCTCCTTTAAATTTTTTCATCTTAAAGCCGTGATGGATGCCATTACTCTCTATCATCAATTACATAATAACATAAAGAAAAAGGAATGTCAAACTTGTTGGAAAACTAAAGGTACGCGGCAATGCTTACAAATCAAATTGCGCCGAATCCTTCGGAAAGCTTTATGTACCATGCAATGGCACTTTGCCTCATATACATGGTCAGCTTTTATTACCGTGGAATTATAACATCTTTCCGGCTTAGCACCGATACGGATACAAGCCATCTTCCACGTATAATCATGGTGATGTCCTGGAGTCAATGCATGAGCGATTTCATGCAGGATTGTATCACGTACTTGTTCCTCACTATTCCGGATGGTTAAATCCAAACTTAGTGAAATTGTTGATTTGCCTCGGTAACAAGCACCGAAACGCCTTTTAGACCTGTCCCATTGAAATACATATCCAGGACAATATTGTTGAATCAATTGTTTGGCAAGTTTTTCTGCATCTATGCTTAACATGATGTAATCATATCACAAATTATAATGGAATATCAAGAGTCTTTTATAATAACAGAAGGTTCCGGTTCTTTAAAGACACTTAGGAGAATTTCCATTATAATTTTATTTTTCTCACATTCCATACAAGGTTGTGGACACTCTTTGTTTAACATATGTCTCCGATGATGGAATAAATCATCCAACTGTTCGTGTAGTATATCCTCTAACCTATCACAATAGGTATAAGGAGTTGACATAAATTCTCCCAATTTAGCCGATAAAAATCCTCGGAGGTATTTGGTAATCCGAATGCAACTTATCCTCTAATTCCTCAATCTCCGCTGAGGCTTCATCATAAATTTGTTGTCCATTTAAAGTTACATTTCCTAAGGTTTGAATACCATTATATTTTTTGATATTTGATCCCCATTGACGCCGCATTAAAGCGGTAGCATACTTTTTGAGCCACTTATCATGCCAAATCCTAGGGTATGTTTCCTCATCTAACCATTGGTAGACTTCAAAGACTAAGGTTTGTCCTATCCTAATTCTATATTGCCAGTCTGCATTTAGGTAAATACGGTTCGCTAAACGTTCAAAGGAAATAGTAGGCTCAGGATTTAGGAGCCAATCTATCAACCGAAGTTTCTCCATTGTAATAACATAATGTTGCATTGACACATTGGAGAAATTATAAAAATCTTGTAACCGGAGTTGATAGCGGACATCAAAGATATTTAGGTTAGACTCATTACATTCAATAACCCTTACAACAGACTGTATGTTATCGCCGCATGGTACCCACCTATTAACCATATCTGTTTCCGTTACTACATGGGCAAAATAGGTCCTTTGAGTGGCTTCATAGTGGAATTCGCGCCAAATTGTAAGTGCATCATCTATATTATCATCAATTTGATCTGGAGTAATTTCGATATCAATAATAGGAGACCCTAAACGTCTCAGGCAATATTGACCGAATTCCTCTCTAGAATTAGGTTCCGGCATCTTTTTAAACCCCTCCAAAGTAGCAATATCAGGTTAAATTGTTATGTCTATTATTATTTATGAGAGATTTAAATGTACTTCGCATTGCTCTTTAGAAGCGCTATAAACGATCAATAAGCAATGCGAGTACATAGATAGCGCGAAAAACGAAACGTGATTCTAGAACAAATTCCTTTGGTTATTCATCATCATTTAATTGACCTTCATGATTTTCCTCATCTTCATCATCAAGGCACATAGGACAGGTCATTCCATACCACCCGTCAGCATCCATTTGCTTATTCACATACCTATCATCCCAGGAATGATCCTGACTGGTATAAGTTTCTGTTAATTCTACTGTCAATTGGTATCCACATTTTTCACATTCTACGGTTGCGAGTATCTGAATATCACCTTTCATTTTAATATCCTTTCTTTTTCGGTATAGGAACCACAATATCAACTAAGGTTGTTTTTGCTCTTGTTCCGGCTACATACATCAAATTCTTTTCCTGTTCCATCTGCCAATCTTGACGGGCATAAGACGAAGGATTCCAACGATTTCGTCCATACCAGAATACTCTATCCCATTCACGTCCTTTTGATTTATGAATGGACGTTAATGTTAACGTTTTGCTCTTATTACCTTGAGTGTCTTGGAACATACCAACAATCTTATCTTCCAAATCTTGAACTTTTTTGTTCTTTCCAATTCCTGAAATAATCGCAATAATTGCATCCACGATATCTGCAATTTCAGCCGCTTTTGTTTCTTTACCGCTTTGTAATCCTTTTTGGATTTGATCCTCTTTATATTCCAAGAGTTTATCTTCCAACGCGATCAAGGTCTTAAGTTTAGGCCAACGTCGGATTAACTTCAAAAGTTTACCTGAGATATCTTTACCTTCAATATGTGATGGAATACCATTCTTAAGCAAGGTAAAAAACAAAGCGGCCAGTGGAGCATTATTGCGGCATAAAATAGCATCCTTAACCGTTAACGGCTCCTGAGTAACCGATTCACCCGTAAAGTAATTTGTTCCAATCATGATTGGTTTCCACATATTCAATTCGTCCATCGTAACTACTAACCCTTTAGGGGCTTCAGGAGAAGCTTGAATGTGATTTACCCATTGTTGGACAAACTTAACGATATCTTGAGCGCAACGGAATGACCATGTTAGATCTAATTCGGTGCAATTAAATTCCTTTTTGATATTCTCAAATGACTTTGCATCCGCACCAGTAAATCCATAAATCGCTTGGTGAGGATCCCCAACGAATAAAACCCTACCTCCCACTGCAATCATTTTCTTGATTAATGACCGGCGGGTTGGATTGATATCCTGGCATTCATCAACCAGGACAATATTGTTAGGTTCAACCCTGAGATTCAGATACAGGACAACATAAATCATATCCTCGAAATCCCAAAGTTTCTCACAATATTCCACACCATATTTAATCAAGCGAGTTGCCCAATTGCATCCTTCAGATACCAACTGGTCAATATCTAGAGGTAACTTACCGTCAGAGTTAGCAAATTCATCCCGAAGGTCGAAATGGTCTATAAGGTTAAGCCAAGCTTCACGGCTATTGAAAGGAAATTCAGGTAAAACTCCGACACCCCATTGACGGGCAAGAGTGTAAGCTTTACGGACAAAACTCTGAAGGTGCTTGGGAACTCCTTTAATCTTCGTTTTTGGATGAACCATTTCATCCATCATCTGGTCAATTTTAGATCTATCCCCCGGTTTGGGAAGATGACCTTTAGGGAATTGTTTTATTAATGCTCTCCGGCCGAAACGGTGGCATGTACCTACATAAACCGTAGTACCAGACTTTAGAGTAAGTTTGGTAACCTTTTCCTCAATCTCTCCAGCGATTGAAGTATTGTAAGCACAGATGGCTACAAATCCTTCTAGCACCATAACAATCTCCATCAATGTAAAGGTTTTACCAGATCCGGCAACAGCCTTCAATAAGGCGTTTCCTGTTCCGTTAACCATGAAATTAATGGCGATAATTTGTTGTGGTGATAACTTAATTTCGCTCATGATTTATAATATCAAAAAATTATGAGGATGTCAAAAGGAAATTTATACCAAACTTACATTAATATAACAGCATCTTACCGAGGATTATTCCTCGGTTCTTAATTCATCCAAGGCCAAAATGCGGTCATATTAATCCACCGGCGGCAAAGAAACCAGGTTCCATATCAATCCTGGACCGCCGGCGTGGGCGGCTTCCCCGGCATTGGGAGACTCATCAATCACCCGGAAATCCAAGGCTTGTCCACGAAAAACGTCCGATAAATACAACTCCTTCTCGTAGATCTGCTCCAGGTACTTCCACTCGAACTTGTCCACCGCAACCTCGACTTGGACACGGCCATTGTCAGCTTTCACTGACACAGACTTGACGGCTTGCAACCCCGAGATACTGGATTGGATAAACTGACTCATATCCACCGCTCCAACAGTGAATGGGTGCGATTCCATCTGAACAAACAGTCCGCACGTCTGATTACTAACAAATTTATCACTTCTAAACCGTTTCCTTTTTGTTTCGCATGAGACAGCCGTAAAGCAAAAAGCAGCGACCGCAAGTGGTATAGCCATTAGTCCCCCGCTCCCTTCTCCGTGGTAGGAGCAGTTGTGTCGATCACTACCGAGCCGTGTATTCATGTATATAATTACCATTTATTTTCAATAATAAATTGAATTGCTTTACGATATACACTCCAAGGATTACATTCTGGATGATACTCAAGTTCATCCGGATCCTCAGATCGCATCCAGTACTCAAAGTCATGGATTACACAACCAACTCCAATTTCAGTTGGAGAATATTGGTATACTGGATACGGATTGCATTGGATTTGAATTGGTGTTTTATCTAGAGTGACTCCAGATGCTAATTGAGTCCCTGGTATTAGAGAGACTTTATCACCTAAACGGACTCCAGTACCTAGAGTGACATCATTACCTAAATGGACAAAATTACCTAAATGTACATAATTACCTAAAGTGACATCATTACCTAGAATGACTCCAATACCTAAACGGACTCCATTACCTAAACGGACTCCATCACCTAAACGTACATAATCACCTAAAGTGACAAAATTACCTAGAGTGACTCTATTACCTAGAGTGACTCCATCACATAGAGTGACTCCATTACCTAAAATGACTCCATTCCATAAAATGACTCCAGTACCTAAACGTACATAATTACCAGTAGGTAATTTACGCCATCCGAAGTCATCTGGTTGAATTGCATAAATTTCTTGTGTATTCATATTTAATCTCCAAAATTTACCAATTCTTCAACTTCTTCTTTGAGAAGATCATGATATTCTTCTAAAGAAAATCCGTACCTTTCCAAAAGAACTTCTAAATTATAATTGAAACTATCAATATCATAATTCGATAAATCATCTGAATAGGTGTTCATTAATTCTTTTACTGATTGTAAAAGTCGTTTTTCGTTTGGTGTCATGGAATATTCCTAAAAGTATAGACTTGGCTGAATCCTTCAATCGGTTCCATTGTGCCCATATCAATGCGAGTATATCCTGGATTCTTTTTCTTCTTTAACGCCTTTACCTTTTTCTTGGTAGCTGCTGTAACTTTCTTTGTTTTATTTTTGGAATTCTTCATCTATTTCCTTTAGAAATTATTTTCTGTTTAATTTTAATCACACTTTTATTATGTCACAAATTAAAAGTAATGTCAAGTACTAAATAGTTTTGTGACCAATAAATACTTCAATTTTCAAACCAGTTATAATGAACAGAATTTGGTAGAAAATATGGTAATTGAATCTATACAAATATATGGTATGGATATCCAATTCTGTCCAAAAACTCTTGTAGATTTCAGTTCATTATATGGTGAAGATCCCCAAAGAGCATTCAATTCAGCATATACTATTGAAGCATACATGGAAAATGTTGATGGATTTATGGGTGACAAAAATTTTTTAAATAAACTTGGTTTAAATATTGACAAGCAAGCTACATTTATTATGGCAAAACGCCGATTTGATGAAGAGTTTTTAGGATTAAATTGGAAGAAATATTGGAGTCCTACGGTCACATATAATGTTAATGATGCTTTACATTATCAAGGGTTAATTTATGTGAATGCTTTACCGATTACATTAATACTCACGGGAATATCTGGAACGCTTGCAGTGAATGATATAATTGTAGGACAGAACTCTAATGCAACAGGCACTATATTAGGCGTTAATTCAAATGTATTAACCATAAACCAAACTACAGGATCATTTTCTACAAGTGAAATCTTATCAGATACCACTAGTAGCGCATCTGCAACTATAAGCGGAGTATCTTCTAATTTAAATATTGTGCCTGGCACAGATACACTGACATTGACTGGAGTAACTGGAATATTTACATCTGGAGATCTTCTAAGTGGCAGTGTAAGTAATGCAACTGCGGTTGTTGTTAGTTTTAATACAATGACTAGTGTAATGCAAATAAATGAAACTCTGGGACGATTTCTTTATAATGAAACTTTATTAGATACCACTTCAAGTGCAACTGCTACAATTACGAATGTTAATATTATTACTGGAACAAATTTAGCAGCATGGACTATAATGACGCAAGTACGTCCAAAAGAAGGTGATTTGATTTATCTTCCTATTACTCATGATATATTTGAAATTTTATTTGCCGACCATGAAGAAGTATTTTATCAATTAGGTAAAATTTATGTTTGGAAACTAACGTGTGAGAAATTCCGCTTCAGTCATGAAACCTTGGATACTGGAGTACCTGATATTGATAGTATTGCAACTGAATTAGAAAATGATAATAGTATTATAAATGATCCTCTAGCAGATAACACTACAATTGCTGATAGAGTTGAAAATTTCTTAAATCTCGATCCAAACGCCCCGTTCTAAAGGAACTAACATGTTAGGTAATGACGTATTTTACTTTCACACTATTAAAAAAGTAACGACAGCATTTGGATATATTTTTGATGATATTTCAATTGAACGAATAAATCCATCTACTAGTGCGGTTCAAACCATAAAAGTACCAATAAGCCAGGCAGCGAAAGAAAAATGGTCTGTTCGTGAAGCTGAAGACCCAAATGCTGGTGATGAACCTAATCAACGTCATGTGCAAATTGTATTGCCGAGAATGAGTTATGATTTGGTAGATTTTCAGTATGACTCAAAAAGAAAATTACCAGCCATTAATTATAGAGTTGCCCCCACTGGTAATGGTCCATCAGCATATGTACAGTTGAATCCTATTCCCTATATTTTTAATTACGAATTGACACTACAAACTCGTACCTTAAGCGATTCGTTCGCTATAGTAGAACAAATATTGGCATTTTTCCGACCTGATTATACGGTTCCTATTATTGATATTGAACCAATGAATTATCATAGAGATATTGTAATTACCTTAAATAGTACCTCACATTCAGATTCATATGAAGGTAATTTCTTAGATAAACGAATTATAGAATGGAATTTCAATTTTCAGGCACAAGCCTTTATTTATCCTCCAATTAAGACTAATCCAGTTATTAAAACTGCAAATGTTGATGTTTTAGAAATTGGCGACACTAATGGAGGTAATATAAACATTGTAGCTGATCCTGACACTGCAAATCTTGATGATTCTTATAATATTGTAATTACGTATAATGTAAATTATTTTGTTGATCCTATAAATGGAAACGATACTAATAATGGTTTAAGTGTTACCACTGCATGGAAGACAACTAGCCAAGCCGATAATATTTTATTATCGGGGACTCAAGCCATCTATTATTTTTATGATGATACTTGGGTATTATACAGAAAATTGGGTATGACGATGGATGAAATGGTTTTACCTTTAGATTTGGTTACATTTGAATTTAGTAGTACCGCATAAATAATAATATGCCACGTGGAAGACCACCAAAAAAACCAATTGCTGAAAAAATTTCCAGTTCTCTGGATATAGCCCAGATAGAAATTAATAAATTATTACCAGAGGTACATCAGGAAACTTTAGTTCCTTCTTTACCTTTTCCAGAAATTATTGAAAAAGATTCAATTAAAATAACAAAAGATGTTTCTGATGACTATGAATTCTCTAGAGATAATTTACATGGTCTTTTAGAAAAAGGAAATAAAGTATTAGATACTGCTATAAATTTGGCAAGTGATACTGATTCTCCAAGAACCATTGAAGTTGTTGGTAATCTTATCAAAGTATTGTTGGATGGTACCCGTGAATTAATGACGTTACAAAAAGATGTTCGTGATGTTATAAAGAAAACCAGTTCATCTGAGGAAAGTTCATCAATTAATATTGCTCAAGCTGATAATGTTAACATCTTAGAAGGAACTACTTTAGAAATGCTGGATGCTTTACAAGAATTGAAACGTAGAAAATTAGAAACACAAACAGAAAAAGAAAAAGGGATTACAAATGGTTAATCCATTGTTATAGGATAAAATGGAATCATCATATCTAGGAAACCATGCACTTAAAGATATTGCAGTTAACGTACAATGGACACCAAAACGTCTAGAGGAACTACAAAAGTGTTCTGAAGACCCGATTTATTTTATTACAAAATATATTCAGGTTGTTACCATTGATGCTGGTGTCACTGATTTTAAGTTATGGAAATTCCAAGCAAACCTTGTTAAAACAGTACATGAGGAACGATTCGTCATTACTGTTATGCCTCGTCAGAGCGGAAAAGCATTAGCTTTAGATACTCCAATTCCTACACCATACGGTTGGACAAATATGGCAAATCTTAAAATTGGTGATACTATATTAGGAACTGACGGAAAATCTGCAAATGTAACCATGATTACAGAAATTATGGAAAATCATGATTGTTTTAAAATTGAATTTGATAATGGTGATTATGTAGTGGCTGATGCCGATCATTTATGGAAAGTTAATTGTTCTGATTGGAGAACTGGTGAAAAAGTTGTAACTACACAGCAATTAAAAAAATTAGTAAAACAAAAAAAGAAAAACCATAGCAATCTTCATATATTATTACCTGATGCGGTACAATTTTCATCCAAAAAATTACCTATAGATCCATATATTTTAGGTATTTGGTTGGGTGATGGTAATTCTTGTGATTCAAGATTTACTCAATTATATTCTGATATGGAGGAAATTTCTCAGTATATCATAAAAAATGATTATACTTTAGCAGAAAGTAAATTTAAAAAGAAAAAAGACCAAAAATTTTCATCATGGAATATAAAAGGATTATATCCACAATTAAGAGTTGAAAATCTATTAAATAATAAACATATACCGGAATTATATTTACGAGGCTCCATATCTCAAAGATTGGCTTTAATTCAGGGTCTAATGGATACAGATGGCACTTGTGGTAAAAAAGGCAATTGTTCTTTTTTTCAAAAGAAAAAACATATTATAGATGGATTCAGAGAAATTTTATCTTCCCTAGGAATTAAAAGCCGTGTAAGCTTTAGAATAATTAAAGGACAAAAATATTATTCTGTAAATTTTAAAACACACAAATTTGATGTATTCCGATTAACTAGGAAATTAAAGAGACAAAAAATTCAAATTGGACCAGAAAGATGGAACACAAATGTTTTATTTATTTCAAAAATAAAAAAAATTAAAAGTGTTCCTGTAAGATGCATTCAAGTTGATAATGAAGATCATATGTTCCTATGTGGGGAAACTATGATACCTACACATAATTCAACCACGATGATTGCTTATTTCTTACATTATATTCTTTTTAACAAATATAAAAGCGTTGGAATTTTAGCAAATAAGAGAGACACGGCTGTAGAATTGATGTCCCGATTACAATTGGCATTTGAATTATTACCAATGTGGCTTCAACAAGGTGTAAAGGTTTGGAATAAAACTCGAATTGAATTAGAAAATGGTTCTGTAATTTCGGCTCATGCTACTTCAGGAGCCTCAGTACGTGGTAAAACATTCAATGTTATTTTCTTAGATGAATTTGCACATATTGAAGCTAAATTAGCCGATAAATTTTGGACCTCTACATACCCGGTTATTTCTCAGGGTATGACATCAAAGATTATTATCGTTTCTACTCCTAATGGAATGAATTTATTCTATGAACTTTGGGAGAAGGCTCATTTAGATCATACTCATCCAAAATGGAATCAATTTATACCTCTAGAGGTCCACTATACTGAAGTGCCTGGTAGAGAAAAGCCGGAATGGGCGGATCGTACTGTAGCGATGATCGGCCAGGAGAGATTCGATCAGGAATTTGGGAGTTTTTGTACAACTTCATATGTATACTTATACGATTCTGTTTTACAGAAAGATGTAAAAATGACTATAGGTGAATTATATGAACGATTACCACAATAAGAATTTTTGAAAATAATTATAAGGAATATCCTAAAGAAACAATAAATCAATGTCTACAATTCTTGAAGGTTTAAAAGAAAATCCTAATCGTTATAAAATTCTCACACCTAATGGGTATGAAAATTTCTCCGGGATACGAAAATATAAAAAAGACCGAGTACTTCACATTACACTTCAAAATGGCGCGAAAACGACAGTAACCGAAGATCATATTTTTGTATTATGGAATACAAAACCAATTTATGCCGGTGTTCTTAAAATTGGTGATTGCTTATTAGGATTAAATAATTCGTTACATTATATTCGTTCAATTAAATTGGAAGAAAAAGACACAGATTTTTACTGTGTTGTAAATTCCGGTAAAGATCAAGTTTATTATGGTGATGATCTTTTATCCCATAATTGTGAATTCTTAGGATCTGGAGCTACTTTAATAAATGGCAGAATTTTAAAATTGATGCCAATCATGCCGCCTAAGTATAGTCAAAATGGTTTGGATGTTTATAAAGATCCTACAAGAACAAAAGATGAACCTAGAGTCTATGTGATTGCGGTTGATACTGCAAGAGGTCGACAATTAGATTATTCTGCATTCGCGGTAATTGATGTTACTACTTCTCCATATGAAGTAGTTGCAAAATACAGATCTAATACTGTGCCTCCAATTTTATTTGCGGACCAAATAGTTCCTATCGCATTAAGGTATAATAATGCTTTTATTATTATAGAAATGGATGGACCTGGATTCCAAGTTTCAGATGATTTACATCACATACATGAATATCCAAATATTCTTTATGTGGCCACTAAAGGCCGTTCAGGTCAAATTCTAGCCACTGGTTTTGGACATACAGGTAAAAATGTCCAACGTGGAGTAAAAATGAGTGCTCCAGTTAGACGTACAGGTTGTGCCAACTTAAAAACCTTAATCGAAACTAACAGACTATTAATTTATGATAATGATATAAAATCTGAATTAAGTACCTTTGAATTAAAAGGTGACAAGTACCAAGCCGCGGAAGGACATCATGATGATTTGGTAATGACTCTTGTTACCTTTTCATGGTTGACAACACAAAAACATTTTAGAGATATGATGGAAGCTTCTGTCCGTGAAGATTTAGAAGGACAATTTTCTTCCCAATTGGAACATGATTTAACTCCATATGGATGGGTAGAATCTCACCAAGAAGCTGAAGAAGTAGTACTTACTGAAAAAGATATATGGAAAAGTGCTCAAAGTGATATTTGGGATCAATATGCTGAACAAGAATTACAACGAGCCTCAATTGATATGGACAGATTAAAAAATCTAGAAAAAGCTGGATGGATAACAACACCATAGAGGAAAATTAGAAATCCTGAAACTTATAAATATCTTTGAAAGTATAGATTTACATAATAATCGCAATTTAGAGATTATAGAAAACAAGGAGATACACGATGGCATTCTTAATAAGTCCAGGTGTTTCTATTAATGAAATTGACCTCTCCACTTATGTACCTGCCGTAGCAACTACAGGTGGTGTATTGGCTGGTCCCTTTACCTGGGGCCCGGCAAGTGTCAAAACATTAGTAGATAGTGAAGGAACTTTAGTTAAAACTTTTGGAGAACCTTCTAACGCGACCGCCGATGTATTTTTTACCGCTGATAGCTTTTTACAATATGGGAATAACTTAAATGTTGTTCGTGTATTGCCAACTGATGCAAGAAATGCTGCGGTAATTAATGACGGTGTTACATATATTTCAATTACAAATCCCGGTGCGGGTTATGTACACGTTCCTACTTTAACATTTTCTTCCGGTTCTGCTACAGCAACGGCAACTGTAGATGGTGGAGAAATTGTAGGTGTTACTATTACAGATCCTGGTTCTGGTTATACAGTTGATTCACCCCCAACAATTACAGTAGCACCAACTAATGGCGATACTATTACAATATTAGCTGTTTTAACTCCTACTGTCGGTTTAAAGATTTTAAATGAAACTGATTATTTAGCCAACTACGCAACGGGTAATGCAAATGCCGGTGAATTTTGTGCTAAGTATGCTGGTGCATTAGGAAATGGTATTCAAGTTGCTATTTGCGATGATGCAACTCAATTCGCAACATGGACTTGGAAATTATATTTCACTAGCGCTCCTGGTACTTCTCCGTATGTCGCTAATTTAAACGGTAGTGGAGATCAATTACACATTGTTGTAGTTGATAACCTAGGTGTTATTAGCGGTGCCCCAGGAACAGTATTAGAAACCTTCGGTTTCGTTTCAAAGGCTGTTGATGCACAAAACGCTCAAGGCGCAAGTATTTACTATCCTACAGTGCTTGACCGTACATCAAATTGGGTCCGTTGGTTAGATTTCCCTTCAACAGTTTCTAATTGGGGAACAACTGCTGCAAATACCGCATTTGATGATTTATATGTGGCTGGTACTGCCGCAACTTTAGCCGTATTAGCAACAAATGCAGGTATCGTGTATACCTCAAGAATTGCTGGTATTAATGGTAATTACATTAATATACAATACATAAATCCTGGTTCTGATTCTGCTATTATAGTGGCTGTTTCTGGATCAGGTACAAGCGGTTCTCATTATTTAATTGCTGTAACTTTAGCATATGCAACGGGCGCGATAACCTCTACTGCCGCCGATGTTTTGGCTGCAATAAATGGTTATGTTTCTGCGGCTGCTATAGTTTCATTGGCATTTGCATCTGGTGGAGATGGTAGTGATTTAGTTACTGCTGTTTCTTCAACTGCATTATCTGGTGGAACATCTTCAGTTTCTTACGTTAGAATTTTAGAAGGTGGAAGCGATGGTGGTTCATTAGAAGATGGACAAATCATGTCTGGTTATGATTTATTCAATGTGGACGATTTCTCATTTGGATTAATTTTAACTGCAAGTTATGATGCCACTGTTGTGGAATACTTGATTACAGAAATTGCTGAAACCCGTATGGATTCAGTTGTATTCTTATCACCACCATCTGATTTAGTTGTCAACAATGCTGGTAATGAAGCTTCAGATTTGGTTACTTACAGAAATACTTTACCAAGTTCTAGCTATGCATTTATGACAAGCAACTGGCTTTACAAGTATGATAAATGGAATGACGTTTATCGTTACGTACCTGATAACGGCGACATTGCTGGTTTATGTGTCCGTACCGATCAAACTCGTGATCCGTGGTTCTCTCCTGCCGGTTTAAATCGTGGTAATATCAAGGGAGCAATTAACTTAGCATGGAATCCAAAACAAGCCTACCGCGATGTTTTATATCAATCTGGTATTAATCCTGTTATTTCTCTTGCAGGACAAGGGGTTGTTTTATTTGGTGATAAAACCATGTTATCTCAACCTAGCGCTTTTGATCGTATCAATGTTAGACGGTTATTTATTGTAATTGAACAAGCTATTGCTATTGCGGCAAAATATGTATTATTTGAATTAAATGATGCTATCACCCGCGCACAATTCGTTGGTTTGATTGATCCATATTTACGTGATATTCAAGGTAGACGTGGTTTATATGCATATCAGGTTGTTTGTGATTCTACAAATAATACACCCGATATGATTGATATGAACCAATTCCAAGGTGATATTTACTTACAACCTACTAAGAGTATCAATTTCATTCAATTGAATTTTATTGCCACACGTACTGGAGTAGATTTCAGTGAAATTATTGGACAATTCTAAGAAAGGTTTAAGGAGTTAATTAAATGCCTAGAAGTATTACTGGTTTTAGAGCCGCATTAGTAGGTAGCGGTACAAGACCTAATCTATTCCAAGTTGTCTTTGCTTTCCCACCCTTGGCAACACCTCCGGGTAATGCCAGTGGATTAATGACATTTTTGGCGGAAGCAACATCTATTCCTGCTAGTAAACTAGGTGAAATAGATTTGCCTTACATGGGAAGAAAATCCTATTATCCCGGGGATCGTACATTTGAACCTTGGACAATTACAGTCATGAATGATGAAAACTTTGTCATTCGTGATGCCTTTGAATTATGGATGAGTGCTTTGAACTCTCATGATGGTAATATACGTGATCCTCTAGCTGCTACACCTGCTGCTTATACAGCTAATGCGCAAGTTCAACAATTAGCCAAAATTGGTGACGTACCTATTAAGATTTATCAGATGGAAGGGTTTTTTCCAACTGACTTAGGAACAATGGAGTTAGATTGGGGAACTAATGACACGATTGAGAAATTCCAAGTTACTCTGAGATATCAATGGTGGGATGCTACCGGGGTAAATGGTCCGACTACTGATGATGGTAGCCAGATTTCTACAAATCCTTAAAGAGTTTCAATATAAATATTATTCATAAGGGTACCTAAGAGGTACCCTTTTGGATTTTATTAAATGACATATTACACTTATATTTGGTATAGAACTGATAAAGAAATTCCTGAACCTTTTTATGTTGGTAAAGGAAAAGATAACCGATTTGAAGGATATCATAGCAAGCATTTTCAAAATATTATGAAGGTTCATAATAAATTAGGTATTAAACCCAAAGTAGAATTTTATTATAAAGGAAAATCTGAAATAACTGCTTATCGAAATGAAATTATGTTGATAGAAAAATTTGGTAGAAAATGTTTAGGTACAGGACCTCTAATTAATTTAACACCTGGAGGTGAAGGTGGGTGTCCCTCTGGAGAAAAACATTGGAACTGGGGTAAAAAGGCATCACCGGAATTAAGAAAAAAATTAAGTGACGCACATAAGGGATATAAACATACTGAGGCACAAAAAAGAAAAATTTCTATTAGTGTTTCTGAAGCTAAAGCCCAAAATTGGTTGATTATTTATCCAAATGGCAAAGAAAAAGAAATAAATAATCTTACTAAATTTTGTAAATCTAATAATTTAAATCACAGTCATATGATTTCTGTAAATCAAGGAAAAAGAAAACACCATAAAGGTTTTAAATGTCATAAGCTTGAGGCTATCACATGCCAATAAAAAATAAATTTTTATTGGAGTCATTCCGTTTATTGGGATTCCAATTTGGTGATCATGACCCGGTCCAAAAATTCAAGTCATTTGCAATCCCGGCGAACCTAGATGGTGCGTCTCAAATTGCAAGTGGTGGTATATACGGGACGTATGTCGATTTGGAGGGGACTGCCAAAAATGAGAGTGAACTCATCACCAGATATAAAGATATGGCGATGCAACCTGAATGTGAACAGGCCATAGAGGACATTATAACGGATGCAGTGGTTCAAGAGGACAATAAACCTGCTATACAAGTGAATCTAGAACAACTAGATCAACCAGATTCTATTAAAAATGACATTAGAGAGGCCTTTGAGGAAATCCTAAAACTTTTAAATTTCAATGAAGATGGAATGGAAATCTTCCGGCGCTGGTATGTTGATGGTAGACTTTTTTATCATATAATGATTAATCCTGAAGATCCTGATAAAGGTATTCAAGAATTACGTTATCTAGATCCTAGAAGAGTACGAAAGATTCGTGAAATTAAAAAGAAATTAGGAGAAGGTGGCGTTGAAATTATTGATGCCATTCTCGAATATTATCTTTACAATGAACGCGGTATTGTAAACGTAGAAAGTACAACCGCAGTCGGCGTAAAAATCGCAACTGATTCTATTTGTTATGTGCATTCTGGACAAATTGACAGTACACGTAATATGGTTGTTAGCTATTTACATAAAGCTATTAAACCATTAAATCAATTACGGGCGATGGAAGACGCGCATGTAATTTATAGATTAAGTAGAGCCGCTGAAAGAAGAGTATTTTATATTGATGTTGGTAACATGCCAACAAATCGTGCAGAACAATATATCAAAGTAATTATGAATGATTTTAGAAATAAAATTGTTTATGATTCTAATACTGGTGCGGTCCGTGATGATAAGAAGTTTTTATCCATGCAAGAGGATTTCTTCTTGCCTAGACGTGAAGGCGGTAGAGGAACTGAAGTAACTACACTTCCTGCGGGCTGTATTGCTTTAGACACTGAAATTAAATTATTAGATGGAAGAACTGAAAAACTATCCATTTTGATTGATGAATTTAATAAAGGAAAAGAAAATTGGGTTTATAGTTGTGATCCAAATGGTCATATAGTACCTGGGTTAATTGAATGGGCAGGTGTTACTCGAAAAAATACTGATGTTATGAAAATTTATTTAGATAATGGTAAGAGTCTTATTTGTACACCGGATCATAGATTTCCTATAATTGGTAGAGGTAAAGTGGATGCCAAAGATTTAGTTGTTGGTGATAGTTTAATACCTCTATATGAACGTGAAGAAAAAATACAAAATTCTAATCCTAGTAAATATAAACAGATTTATCAAAATGATACTAAGGAATGGGAATTCGTACATAGAATGGTTTCTAAGTATTTTCCAGAAAATGTATGGACTTATAATGAAAAATATAAAGATACAAAAAAGACAATAACACATCACAAGGATTTTAATAGATTTAATAATCATCCAAATAATTTGGTTAAAATGGGTCATAAAGATCATTTATTATAACATTCAGAAAATAATTATGTTTTAAATTTAAAAGAAAATGAACCAGAAAAATATAAAGAACATTGTAAAAATGTAAGTAAAAAATCTTTGGAATATCATAAAAAATTAAATTTGGATCCTGAACGTAAAAAGAAAATTTATAAAAAGGTTTCAAAGAGTGTTTCTAAAGCTAGAACGTCTGGTCCTAATTCAGAAAGATGTAAACAATCTGCAATTGAGAATTTTAGAAAAGGTACTGATAAAGTAATAGAACTATATAAAGATCCTATTTGGCGTGAAGAACAAATTGAGAAACAAAAAGAAGGATTTAAGGAATTTAAAGGTACCGAAATTTATATTCAAAGATGTAAAAATCTTTCTAAACGTAATCATGATAATTTTTTGAATCCTGAATATAAGGAAAAGGTATTTAAAAATCAAACCATTAAATTTGATAAAAAATGTTTGGATTTATTGGTAGATTTTATTAGAGAAACTAAAAGTACAAAAGCATCTGATGTTTGGAAACATATTGATAATGCTGGGAAATTAAATGAATACTTTTTGGAAATCAATAAAGATACAACGGCCGCTAATTTTTCTGGAAAATTGGGTTTAAATACTTTAAATAAGTTAGCACGTAAATTTGGATATAAAACTTTAGCCCACTTAGTTCAAGAGAATCAATATGTAAATCATCGGATTACTAAGATAGAATATTTGACTGAAAAAATTGATGTTGGGAATTTAACAATCAAAGAAACTCTTTATAATCAATATCATACATACACAATTGATGCTGGTATAATAATCTCCAATACCAATTTAGGTCAAATAGAAGATATTATGTATTTCCAAGAAAGGTTATACAAAGCTCTTCATGTTCCTACTTCAAGATTGAAATCTGATTCTGGTTTTGGTATGGGAAGATCCGCCGAAATCTCACGGGATGAGGTAAAGTTTTCGAGATTTATTACAAAGATACGCAAACGGTTCGATCATTTATTTAAAGAACTTTTGAAATCTCAGTTAGTCCTTAAGGGCATCATACTTGTTGATGAGTGGGATCCAATTAGAGAAAAAATAACTTTTGATTATCAAAAAGATTCAGTTTTCCAGGAAGCTAAGGAACAAGAAATTTGGTCAACACGAATTGAATTGTTACAACAATTTGATCCTGGTCCAATCGTTGATCGTTACGTATCACGTGAATGGATAAATAAAAATATTTTACGTTTTTCAGATGATGAAATCGAATTAATGGAGAAACAGATAAAAACTGAAAAACCTATTGCTGATAAGGAAGCCGAAAGAAATGCCTCTTTAGAGAATAGTGCATTTTTCGATGAACCTGAAACAAAACCACCAGCAAAGAAGAAAAAATCAGGAGAAAAATAAATGAATAGACGACCAGATTTTAAGGCTGCCATGCGTGATAAAAAAATTCTAAGACCGGGTGCTGGTGATACTAGATCATTACGAGCCAAAACAAATGAAGCGAAAGTGGTTTATGGAGTATCTTCGGCACATGTACATGCAAAAAGACAACCTATCAAAGTTACACCTAAGCCTGTAGAGGTATCCAAAGTATCAACACAAGTTACTGTACCCTTTACTTCTGTTGATGCATCTAAATTAGTTGTTCCTAAGAAACCGGAAACAAAAACAGAAACTCGACCGTGGAAACAACCAGCAATTAAAGAGTTAAAATTGGAGAAAAAAGATGAATCTAACAGCAAATAATACCATATTAGCATGTGAGAATCAAGATCCAACTGCTTTAGTTGAAAGTGTTGATTCCTTATTAACTGAAAAGTTAATCGGTGCAATTGATAAAAAACAAAAATCTATAAGTGCAACTTTCATAATTGAAGCTAAGAAAGAAATTAAAGATCCTTATGAAACTTATGATCCTGTTGTAAAAGAAGCTATTGATTATGTTGTTGAAACTGTATTGGAAAGTGGATTAGAATTAGAAAATACTATCCAACTAGCCTCAAAACAGTATAAAGTTAATGATAAGGACTTAAAAGAATACTTTGACACCTTTTTAGAAACTACAAAGACGGAAGTTAAAGTGGATAGTACCAGTTCTGACGATGAAGATAACAAACGTGGTATGAGGGATGATGAAGACACAAATAAACGTGTCCGTTATGAATCTCGTACAGTCATTTTAGGTGATGGAAACCAAATGGTATTATCTGAAGGATTCTGGGAACAAAATATTGACCCGGTACTTGAAAATTTGAATGAAGATAATCGTAAGTCTTTCTTGAATATTTTAACAAAAAATAAAGTTAATTTCTTGAAGGCTGTAAATTTCTGCCAGACCGTGGTAAAAGGATAAATATTAATATGCCACAAAAGAATATAATTGAAGCTGTAGAAAATAAACAGTTTTTACAAGTTCAGGAACTTACTGAGAGAGCTTTATATCGTAAAGCTGGTCTAATATTAGAGGAACAGAAGAAAAAGGTAGCCGCAAAGTCTTATTCTGGTAAAGAGTTATCAGGACAAGATGAAAAAACTATTTTTAATGCTTCTAGACGCCAAGCCTTCAAAGAAAAAATTAAGAAGCTTGGAACCAAAAAAGAGGAAAAATAAATGATAGGTGGATATTACTCACATGCTGCCGCGGTTACACCTAGTGATTCGGTAGTTTTAAGTCCCCCTTGTTATGCATTTATGGTAGGAACCAGTGGTACTGTTACTTTTGAAGTTTTTGGTGCCAATTATGATCCTGGGGCCGCACCAGGAGATACTACTCCAGTCCAATTATATTGTATTGCTGGATACATTTATCCAATCAGATGTTCTTTAATTAAAAGCACAGGAACTGCCGCTGAAAATATTGTCGCACTTTGGTAAATATATGTCTACAACTTTTAACGGGGAAAAAGCAGAAATACTAATAGAATCATGTGATGAATTCCGTTTTTTGACTGAAGATCTAAACGGTAAAAGATATCATATGGTTGAAGGTGTATTTTTACAGCAAGAAATTCCTAATAAAAATAAAAGAAAATACGCCAAAGGTGTAATGGAACCAGAAGTTAATCGCTATATCAATGAAATGATAGGTAGAAACCGTGCGGTTGGTGAATTGGGTCACCCTGATGGACCTACAATTAATCCAGAACGTGTTTCCCATAAAATTATTTCATTGATTCAAGATGGTAATAATTATATTGGAAAAGCAAGAATTTCTAATTCACCATTTGGAAAAATTGTACAGAACTTTTTAGATGAAGAAATCCAATTTGGCGTTTCTTCACGTGGTATTGGAACTTTAAGAAAAGTAAATGGTATTGATATGGTCCAGTCAGATTTTCGTCTGGCTACGGCTGCCGATATCGTAATGGATCCCAGTGCTCCTGACGCATTCGTAAGAGGAGTAATGGAAGATAAAGAATATATTTTTGCTGATGGATTAATTCAAGAGGCAAATTTAGATAAATGGAAAAAAGCTATTAAATCCGCTGCTAGTAATAATTTAAATGAAGTAAAGTTAAATACTTACCGTGATTTCCTAGTAGAATTGGATAATAAGTTTAAAATCCAGTAATTGATAAATATCATTAAGATATATCAAAGATTAATAAGGAGATATTCATGCGTTCTTTTAAAGAGAAAATTGAGAAAGTCCTCCGCGAAAATAAGAATGTTCTGAATGAGTCTGAAGAGGCTTATGGAACACATAGTCCTACGCAAGTTAAGCCTGAAAAGGGACAAGAAGTCACTTCTAGCTTAGACGGTACAGGAAAAGTTGACGCGACCGGACCTATTCCAACTGATGTTGGTAAAACATTAAAGACTACACCTGGTGTGAGTCCTACAGAAGGACCAACTGGTCACATTCCTGGTAATTCAGATTTACCTAGACCCCAACATGACGGCTTAGATAAAGAAAATAAATCTGCCGGAAAATCTGAACTTCCTCCTAAACCTAAAGTTTACGGTTTAACTGAAGAGGAAGACGATAAAAAAGATGAAGGTAAAGATAAGAAGAAAGAATTACCTCCATTTATGAAGAAAAAGGCTTTGAAAGAAGAGGAAGATGACGAAAAGAAAGAAGTAAAAAAGTCTGAATCCGAAGCCGCAAAAACTCTGTTAGGTAAACCTCATGGTTCTGGTGAAAAGGCCGATCATGTTAAGGAAGAAACCGATTCAGAGGAAGGCGATAAAACAAAGCAACAACTGGCAAAAGAAGAAAAGGAAGATGAAAAAGCTGATAAGAAAGCAGTATCTGAAGCAACCGATTCCCTTTTAGAAGGTGAAACAATTTCTGAAGCTTTGAAAGAAAAAACTGCCATTATCTTTGAGGCTGCCTTATCACAAAGTATTAAGAATTATCGCAAAATCTTGAATGAAAGATATACACAAAAACTTAATGCTAGGGTAGAACAAATTCGTGAAGATTTATCGGAAGCTGTAAGTGAGCATTTAGATTTAGTTGTTGAACATTGGGTTAAAACAAATGAAGTTCCTTTAGAGAAAGCTATTAAATCAGAATTGACAGAAGATTTCATTACTGGTTTAAAGAGTTTATTTGAGGAACATTATATCGAATTACCTCAAGAAAAAGTTGACGTTGTTTCTGAAATGGTGGACCGTATCAATAAATTAGAAAAGAAATTAAATGAACAAATTGATACAAATGTCAACCTTCAAAAACAGGTAAAACTTCATGAACGTACCGAAGTTTTTGATAAAGTAACAAAGGGAATGGTAGCCACTCAAGTTGAGAAGTTGAGAAGTTTATCTGAAAGTGTGGAGTATAAGTCTGCAAAACAATTTGAAACCTCTTTGAGTGTTTTGAAGGAAAATGTAGATTCTACACCAAAGAAACCTACTGAAACCAAAAAGACTCTATCTGAGCAAGTATTAGATGGAAATTCTGATATGGAACAAGTTGGTACGGAAAAAGTACAGTCAATTAGAACAACTTTAGCTAGAATGGCTAAAAAGTAAAGGATTTATAAATAACTCCAAAGAGTTTATTTAAGTTTTATCTGTAAAAGAGTTTAAGGAGAAATAATTAAAAATGAGACCTGAAATTACCACTGATAAATTAGTTGATAAGTGGGCAGAGGTTCTTGACGATGAAAATTTTGGTAAATTAACTAATCGACATAAGCGCCGGGTAACAGCGGTAGTTATGGAGAATCAAGCTAATGAGTTTGAAAAAACTCACCAAATGTTAACTGAGTCTGCCCCAACACTTAGTACTGGCGCTGGTATTGCTAACTTTGACCCGATTTTGATTTCTTTGGTCAGACGTGCTATGCCTAACTTAATTGCTTACGATGTATGCGGTGTGCAACCTATGGTTGGACCTACCGGATTAATCTTCGCAATGAAATCACGTTATACAAACAAACAAGGTACAGAGGCATTATTCAACGAAGCTAATACAGCCTTCACTGGACAAGATCCTGCTGGTCCTTTCGGTGCAAATTGGGGTGGAGCAACATTATCTGGTGCAGTCCAGACATTCTCAGGTGCAACCGCCCATGCTGGTACTGATCCAGTAAGTTCTGGATTCCCTCCAACTGCTTCTGGTTATACAACTGGTCGCGCAATGGCTACAGCACAAGCTGAAGCATTAGGTGATGGAGTTGGTGCAGATTTCAATCAAATGGCATTCAGCATTGATAAAATTTCTGTGGAAGCAAAGACAAGAGCATTGAAGGCAGAATATTCAATTGAAGTGGCTCAAGACTTAAAAGCTATTCACGGTTTAGATGCTGAAACAGAATTGGCTAATATTCTTTCGGCTGAAATCTTAACAGAAATCAATCGTGAAGTTATTCGTACAATCTATTTAATCGCCGTCCCTGGTGCCGCTCAAACAACTGTTCCTGGTACATTCGACTTAGATGTTGATGCCAATGGACGTTGGTCAGTTGAAAAGTTTAAGGGCTTAATGTTCCAAGTGGAACGTGAAGCAAACGCTATTGCGAAGGCAACTAGACGCGGTAGAGGTAATGTTATAATCTGTTCCTCAGACGTTGCAAGTGCGCTTGTAATGGCTGGTAAATTAGATTATACTCCTGCTATCCAATCCGATCTAACAGTAGACGATACTGGTAATACTTTTGCCGGTGTTCTAAATGGTCGTTTCCGTGTCTATATTGACCCTTACTTTGGTAACGGTGGGGCTAATGAAGAGTTCTTACTAGTTGGTTATAAGGGTGCTAATGCATACGATGCCGGTTTATTTTATTGCCCATATGTGCCATTGCAGTTATTCCGTGCCCAAGATCCGCATAGCTTCCAGCCAAAAATAGCCTTTAAGACCAGATATGCTCTAGCTCCTAATCCATTCTGGAGTGACGCAAATGCAACCTTGCAAGCTGATTCCTCAGCCTATTATAGGATGATAAAAGTAGTAAATTTGCTCTAGATTTCAACAAATAGACAAGACTGGCTGAAGGCCAGCATTTAATTCAAAGGCAGCTAATATAATTGGCTGCCTTTTTTTATTTAAAAATAATTTCAAAAGTATATGTTTCTTTTACTAAATAATACTGTAAAGAAACATTATGAACAAGTGTACAACTCAGCAGTTTATTAAAAAATCTATTAATGAATACGGAAATAGATTTGATTATTCCAAAACGCATTATACATCATTTAAGGAAAAATTAAAAATAAGATGTATAGAGCATAATAATATTTTTGAGGTTTCTCCATTAAACCATTTTATCCTGAAAGGTTGCGGTTGTAAATTTTGTGGTAAAATAATTCAACAAGAAAAATTACGCAAAAAAGATTTTAAAGAAATATTAGAAAAAAAATATCCAAATAAATATACAATTTTGGAGCCATACCAGCAAATACACAAAGACATACAAATCAAATGTAATATCCACAATATTATTTTTTCTTTATCTCCTTATAAATTATTAAAAGGAGGTAAAAAATGTAAAATATGTTGTCAAGAAAAATTATTTAAACATTTTTTAAAACGAGCAAAAGAAAAATGGGGAGAAAAATTTGATTATAGTGAAATCAAAAATTATAAAAATAAGAATATAAAAATTCCAATACGGTGTAATTTACATAACTCTTATTTCTCTCAAACTCCAGCGAATCATTTATTTTTTAATGGTTGTCCTGAATGCTTAAGAGAATCTCAAAGAAAATTATTTAGTAAAACAACCCAAGAATTTATTCAAGAATCAAATATAATTCATAATGGTTTTTATGATTACTCTAAATCTATCTATATCAACCAAAAAGAAAAAATAGAAATTATTTGCCCAGAACATGGATCTTTTTGGGTGTTCCCCACAAATCATTTAAAAGGTTGTGATTGCCAAAAATGTGGTTATAATAAGATAGCCGGTGGATACTTTAATAAATATTTTGAAAAATTTCCAGAAAAGAAAAATATTCCAGCAATTATATATTTCTTTAAGTTCACACGGAAATCAGATAATACATTCTTTTATAAATTGGGAATTTCAACAAAAATAAAAGAACGATATTCATCCAAAGAATATAAAGATTTCATCATAGAATCTATCTGGGAAGAAACTCTAACATTATATCAAGCGTGGAATTACGAACAAATATTACATAAATTATTAAAGGACTATAAATATCTTCCGGAAGAAAAATTTAATGGTAAAACTGAATGTTATTCCATTAATTTGCCTAAACCAAAATTCTTTAATATATTTGAACATGAATGGAAATTTAAAAATGATATTATATTCTCTAGGTTCAATATAAAGAATCATATTGAACAAAAATCAATTCACAAAATACCAGCAAGAAAAACAAAAATAAAAATAGTCGATAAAGAACAAACTGAGATATTTTTAAATCAGACACATTTTCAAGGATACATAAACTTTAATGTATCTTATGGTTTATTTTTAGATGATGAATTAGTTTCTATAATGACTTTTGGAAAACCTAGATACAATAAAAATTTTGATTGGGAATTGTTAAGATTTTCAACCAAATTAAATACCATAGTAGTTGGCGGTGCTTCTAAACTTTTTAATTTTTTCAAAAAACAACATTTACCTAAAAATATTATTTCTTATTCAGATAATAGATGGAATACTGGTGAGGTTTATAATTTGATTGGTTTAAAGTTTATTCATAATTCACTTCCAAATTATTGGTATGTTAAAGATAATTTGATTTATTCTCGGATAAAATGCCAGAAACATAAATTAAAGAATTTATTAGATACTTTTGATCCAAATAAAACTGAATATCAAAATATGAAAGACAATAACTTTACAAAAATTGTAGATTGTGGTAATAGCGTTTATATTTCTTGATAAATAATAGTGTTCCCTTATAGCAGCAGGAAAACAAATAATGTTAATTGAACATCAAAAACTTTCACACCCAAATGTACACTTAGCGGCATCACCATGGTCTGAGGACCAAACTTTACATATTGCATGTATGTACAGTAATCCTCAACGATGGACTGCTAGACGTGAATTATTCAACGATTTTCGTAAAAGAATGGAAGCTGCACCAAATATTATTTTATATGTTGGTGAAGTTGCCTTTGGTGATAGACCTTTTGAAGTTACTAGTCTTGATAATCCTCATGACTTCCAATTCCGAACAACTAGTGAACTTTGGTTAAAAGAAAATGTATTAAATCTTGTGGTCCAACGTATGCCACCTACAGCGCAATATGTTGGTTACATAGATGGAGATGTCGGTATGTCGCGTTATGATTGGGGATTAGAAGCAATTCACCAATTACAACATTATCATGCAGTACAATTATTTCATCAGTTTATTGACACCGATAAAAGACAAAGACCTTTAGGTATCACGAATGGCTTTGTATACTCCTATTCACATACAATTGTACCAAATATCTATAAGGACTTAGCAACATTAAATAGTCCTAGTGTAACTAATGAAAATTGTTATAAAGATATGACAAAATCTAACAGTTGGTGGGGTGCTACAGGTTTAGGATGGGCATATAGAAAATCTACATGGGATGCCATGGGTGGATTATTTGATGTAGCTATTCTTGGAAGTGCTGATTGGGTCATGGCATATGGTTTAATTGGAAAAAATGATGGTCGAGATTCTGATTACGAGAATTTACCTGCATATTATCGGGCTACCAGACAATGGCAAGACAATGCCGCAAGAGAAATCAAAGCTAATATTTGGTATATTGATAATCTGATTACTCATTATTGGCATGGACCAAAGGCAAACCGATTTTATAGAGAGCGTGCAAATATTTTGGAAGAAAATAAATTTGATCCTATAAAAGATTTAAGACGCGATTGGCAGGGATTATATCAATTAATTAATAATAAACCTAAATTACGTGACGATTTACGGCATTATTTTAGAGCAAGAAATGAAGATGATCCTAATTTAGCACCAAATGAAAGACTTTTAAAATAATATGAGCCTTACATTAACAGGACAATCTCAAAATTATGGGGCATTTAATAGGCAACCAAAGAATTTAAATCCACTTCTACCGAATAAATTTACTTTCTTTCTTACTAAATTGCCAGAAATGTCCCTAACATGCAAGGCGGCTAATATTCCTGCTATTAGCCTCCCTGCATGGGAACAAAAAACTAGTCTTAATCCTATAAAACGTAGTGGATTAAATGTTACGTTTGATGATCTAGAATTAACTTTTATAGTTGATAGGGATTTAAATAATTGGGCGGAATTATCTAATTGGATTCGCTTAATGGGTATGGTGGAAACAGGACAAGATTATGGTGAAGTTAAACTTGAGAATTTACAACCTGGTCCAGAAGGTGGATTAGTTTCTGACGCTCAATTGGTTTTATTGACTAATGAATCTGTTCCTAACATAGTTTTTTATTTTAAGGATGCATTTCCTGTATATCTTAGTGGATTAAGTTTAACTAATGATACTACAGATCCTTCTCCAATTGAAGCTACTGTACGGTTTTCCTACCCTTATTATGACTTTGAAACTGTAAATGCTACTGTAGAACCCGACTAAATATTAAAAAGATAGAAATTTTACATTTTAAGATTTCTATCTTTATGAATTTAAAGTACTTATTTTTGGGTAAATTAAATTCATATTTTTTAGTGGTATTACACGTATTTAATTAAAATGATAAATTATGACACTTTCCGAATTACATACCAAAGTTAAAAAAGATCTAAAAATTGAAGGTGATGAACTCACCCTAGAGTCAATTAGAACTCCGGATATCCATCATGAATATAATAAACTTCTGATGTCCGAAAAATTAGCATTAAAAAATTTGGAACGTCAATGGGATAAATTATATTTGGAACGATGGGAATATTATCGCAAAAAATCTGAGCCTGATGTATATGAGAAAAAACCATTACTCAAAAAAATATTAGATACCGATGTAAAATTATATCTTGCTGCTGATGATGAACTTCAGAATTTACGATTTCAAATGGATGGAAAAGAAGAATTGATAGATTTCCTTAAACGTACTATGGAACAAATATCACAAAGACAATGGCATATACGTAATGCTATAGAAAATTATAAATTTTTAAATGGGGATAAATAAATTTTATATGTATGGTATTATTTATTCTGCAACCAATCAAATTTCAAATAAAAAGTATATAGGAAAAACTTCTAACCAATAAATAGTGATAGAGGATTAATAACCAGATGATTCGTGCAACCAAATACGATATAACCATTTATAGAGGTGCAACTTTCGATTTGTCACTAACATGGCAGGATTCAAATGGTAATGTTTTTGATTTAAGTTCCTATACTGATGCTGCGATGCAAATTAGGTTAACACCTACAACTCCGGATCCTCCTATAATTTCATTAACATTAGATAGTGGTATAACATTAGGTTCCACGGCACCTAATATAGTTATAGATATTGATGCAACTACTACTAATAATATAACAATACTAACTGGTGTGTATGATTTAATACTCACCGATAGCTCAGGAGTGGTAACTCGTTTATTGGAAGGTAAAGTTAAAATTAGCCCTGATGTGACCAGACCATGAGTATTATTGTTAATCAAAATTTAACTTCACTCGTTGCTAGTGAAACTTCTAATAATCTATCACCTGATATAAACAAAAATTTAATTTTGATTACAAAAATGAATTCTAGTTTAATTGAAAGTGGAATTTTGGGTCCTCAAGGACCTGTAGGACCTGAAGGTGCCACCGGTGCCGGAGTAACTGGAGCTACAGGTGCAACTGGAGACACAGGAATTCAAGGTTTTACTGGAGCAACCGGTTCATTAGGTAATACTGGAGCTACAGGTTTACAAGGACCTACGGGTGCAACAGGTAATGATGGAGGTCAAGGTGCTACTGGAGCAACCGGTCCAATAGGTGATACTGGAGTAACTGGTGGACAGGGAAATACTGGAGCAACAGGTGCAACTGGAGTCACAGGAATTCAAGGTGCTACAGGAGCCACAGGAGTAGGATCTACAGGTGCTACGGGACCTACAGGAAATACCGGTTCTCAAGGAGCTACGGGGTCAACCGGTGTAGGAAATACAGGAGCAACTGGAGTCACAGGAATTCAAGGAGCTACAGGTGCAACTGGAGTAACTGGTAATGTTGGTCCTACTGGAGTAACTGGTGGACAGGGAAATACTGGAGCTACAGGTGCAACTGGAGTAACTGGTAATGTTGGTCCTACTGGAGTAACTGGTGCTACCGGAGTAACTGGAGGACAAGGAAATACTGGAGCAACAGGTGTTACTGGAAATACAGGTCCTACTGGATATACTGGACCAGGAAACTTTACCGGATATACCGGACCAACAGGATATACCGGACCTCAAGGAGAAACTGGTTATACTGGGTATACAGGATATACTGGTCCAACTGGTCCAGGAAACTTTACTGGATATACTGGTCCCACAGGATATACTGGTCCGGGTAATTTTACTGGATATACAGGCCCGACTGGTCCCACAGGATATACTGGTCCAGGTAATTTTACGGGATATACCGGATATACAGGTTCGGGCGGTTCAACTGGCCCTACTGGTTATACCGGAGCAGGTAATTTTACTGGATATACCGGACCAACAGGTTACACCGGAGCAGGAAACTTTACTGGATATACTGGTCCTATCGGTCCAACTGGACCAACAGGTTATACTGGATATACTGGAGCAGGAAATTTTACTGGATATACAGGACCAACTGGACCTACTGGTTATACCGGTCCCGGTAATTTTACTGGATATACAGGTCCAACTGGCCCTACTGGTTATACCGGAGCAGGTAAT